TATCACTCCGCTATTCGAAAAAAAGCATCTTCCCAAAAACAGCTGTCACCGCACTTGTTGAAAAACAAATAAACCCAATCATAATGGATAATGCACCTTGAAGTAAGTGGGAGATCCTAAAACAAACAATTGAATGCGTAAATGCAACAATTCCAAGAAAAACAAGTGCTATCGTTATAACCCACAAAAAAACAGCATAAACACGAGCTGCTACAATCATATCTGCATCTAAGTCATCGTCTGTAAAATAACCTTGTTTCATCTATCACTCCGCTAATCATGTAAAGAACCCGTATATACTGTAACATCAGCATCTTTATTCAATAATGGAATCTCGATATCATACCAACATTGGATGTCGTCTTCTAATTGTATTTTGCTTGCTATATTTTCAGCTATGATTAACACATTTTTATCTAATTTATGACTAAGCAACGGTAGCTTTTTTTTAGTTATAAAACACCCATACATATTTATGGCAAGACCATCGTTTAAAATCAACCCATTAATAGTCACTACAATCTCTGGTTGACTCACTGGAATAGCTGCCAATTCATATTTAGCTTGCCCACATTTAATAGGGTTTAATATTTCATGGAACATAATATTCATCAATCACTCCGCTAATCATCTCTCAGAACTTGAAAGATCTTTCTATAGAACATCAGCTCAATCTCGCCTGCTATATCTTGCTCATCATCTGGCGCACCTTCCAGCTTTTCCATCGCTTCTCTACATTCTGCTAAACAATTAGTCTTAGATCGCTCCCAAATATTCCTGCGATTCATTAGCTCGTCTAGAACAGACTTAAGCTTGATGATTCTGTTAAATGATTCGTTTATGTCTGCTAGTTCTTGAATTGTTTTATCAACTGTCATTTGCTTTCTCCTCTTCATCAAATAATTCCTGCAATCTCATTCCAAATAAAGTATTAACTGAAAGTGATATGTAATCGTTACCCCACTGTATGCTCATATACTCCGCAAAAGAATCTTTTACATTGATAACATCTGTGACTACATGTGAATACCCTAAAAAGTCAATTATTTTCTGAGCAAAAGCCCTAGTCTTTTCATTGCAGTTTGCGGTCACTTGTGGGAACTTCATTGGCACTGTCATAGTAAACCTCTCTCTCTTACTAATGCACATGCTTGCGCCTCTATTTTTTTATCGAGCATCCCAATAATAGACTTCCTAACTGCTTCAGTAAGTATTTCTAGATCTGCTCCTTCTTCAAATTCATCAGTCATTTGCTCGCTCCTCTAGTTTCTTGATTCTTTCATCCATCTCATCTAATTTACTGCACCACAATTTCATATATTTAAGTGACGTGTTAAGGTTCTCTCTAGTTTTTGTTAATTTTGAACATTCTTCTATTTGGGCGTCATATAAATTTGTCAATTCTTTTAAAGTAACATTAATTTGATTTTCATCAATTGTCATTTGTTTTCTCCTTCTCCCGCATCTAAAAGATCATCACGTCTTTTCCGTATTTTTTCACAAACACTCAAAACCCCTTGTAAGTCTAAAGATTCAACTTTATCTGGCAATACCTCTGCAATTGCAGCTAACACTTGTGTTAAAGTATCACAACAGCCACTATTATAGGCGCTCATAGTGTCCTCTAACGTCGTTTTGTGTTCTTTTATTACCTCTTCCAACTCTTTATCTAATTCTGCTGACAATTTCTTTTGAGATTTGGATGATTTTGTTTTCAAAAAATTAAGAATTGTCATTTGCTTTCTCCTCCTCTACTACAATTTCTGGTGCAAAGGAAATCACTTCCTTTGTTATGTCCACAAGTATTGCAGGACTAGCAATAGTCCATATATAACCATAAAGTTCATCACAACAAAAAATTAATTTCATGCTGTATTCTCCGATCAAAGAGAACAGTATAGCATACTAACTGGGGATGTCAACAGTATTAACAGGTGGAGTTGTAGTATCTAATACTGCTTTAAGCCATTCAACTTCATCTTCATGACCTCCTCTCTTCTCAAGCATGTCAATAGTTCCCATTAAGGTCTTTTGATACCTAGATAGTTTATTGTGGAGCATCAGTTTCTTTTTTATGTCTATGCTCCATATCTGCTGTCTTGATAGCCATGTCTACCGCTGTTCTAGCATTTTCTGCCTGTAACTTAGCTGCTTGCAAATCTGATGCGTTCTCTTTAACACCACTATCAGTATCAGCCTGTTTATCAGATACAGCTAGATTACCTACACTAATCTGATCTCTGCGCTCTGCTTCTTGAGACTCTTGCTGCATCTTCTTCATATCTACCTGAGCACGAATAACAGCTGGGTTCTGCATCATAGCTTGCTGTTGTTGTTGTTTTGCTTGCTGCGCTTGTTGCTGTAAGAACTGATCTACAGATTCTTTAAGCTTATCTATACCACGCATCTCAATATTGTCTAACAATGCATTTAAGCCTTGTGGAGTGTTGTTTATGAAGTTAGCAAACATCTCAGATGCCTGCATTAAAGCTGTAATTTGTTGCAACGCCCTAGATCGTTGGATTGCAAAGTTAACACCTGCATTTACTTCTACGTTTAATGCATTAGCGTCATATTGCATAGATGGCTGTCCAGTATCATTCACGAGCATATACTGCCTGTTCCCATCCTTGTCGAGAACTGGTATTGATCGCGGGGTTGTATAATACTTAGGTATTAGATCCAATATGATCTGGGCCACCTGGTTTAAACCATCTAAATAACCTACGATATAAGGCATCGCAGCTGCATTCGATTGTGTTGCTGCTTCTGTAATAGCAATACCACTAAGCTCGTTGTTGTTGATTCCTAAAGCAGCATCGTAGGAGCCTAGAATTGCCTGTGTTGTTTGATCTGCCCCCATAAACGTGGTACCAATCTCAGGTGGTGTTGGTATGCGTGCTATCTCTTGAGGAGGATCTAATCTAACATCTGGATTGTTGTCTTTGAACTGATTATAGACTAACACACTTGGTATTTGGTAGTTAGTATAAGCACTAGCATATTCAGCTGGAATGCCTTCCTTAGGCAGCTTGAACTTATGCTGAATCATGTTCTCAATTTCGTTAGCTAGCGTCTGACCACAGAAGTTCTTAAGTCTTTGTACACCTTGAGCTTGATAACAATAGGGTCTTGTCACCTGCTCCAAAGGACCAGTTTCGCTACGTCTAACAACCACAGAATCACCATCAAAGAAAACCAAAGGTAAGTATCTGTAGGGCGTTTCTTTGTACCCAATAACCTTGTTCTCAATAAAACGATACCTAACTACTTTAGTTTGAGTAGTAGCTCTAGGCTCACCAACTGGTTGTGCTGGTTGCTGTATCTTGCCTGACATTTCCCATTCAACCAAAAACTTCTCATACTCATCTGTAGTCATAACTCTGCCATCCGAAAGCTTAACTATCTTTACTTTCTTTATCTTCTTCTCATAGTAGTCAGCTAACATCACAATCTTTTCTTTACTAGTCTTATACGACCAGCTAAACCCTTCTAATTCTGCTGTAAAAGTTAGGTCTCCTACATCTACATTTGGATATGTTTCCTTGAACTCTTTCTCACGTAAAACATGTAGCTCAAAACAATATTCACCATCTCCTTTATGTGACTTCATGGCTAATGGATCAAACCCACAAAGAGTAGGATCAAATGCACGAGATACATTCAGATCTATATCAAAGCTCATCTCATTCACGTAATCAGCCCATACCTTAACAACTGAATAACCACCAGCTAGCATGTCATCATAAACATCATATGCTACGTTATCATCACGTGTTTGTTTTTCTACACTTCTAATATGTCCTTCTATAGCTTCTATCACTTTAGGATCTACCTGTTCTCCAGATCCTGCTTGTATCTTAATTGAAGGCTCTTGCTTAGCAAACTCACCTTTCTGACGTGATACATATGCTTCTAGTATATTGAACTCTAGTTCAGGCTTGTTTAATGTACGTAGTACTTCTAAATCAGCATCAGTTAAAGATGTCACATACAAGAATTCCTTAAATTCATGCCATCTCCTATTGTTTCTTTTGAAGTAATCATGTGATTTCTCTACGTTCTCTTTCAGCCTATCTAGCTGATCTAGATGTTTCTGTGCTAGTTCTACCATGTTCTGGCCCTCCTCAATTGTTGCAACTTATCATGTTGCTGTAAAATCCCGTCAACCGCTGCTTTGTTCTCTTCTGTCTCTGGATTGATGTAAGTATTAATAACGACGTCATCAATTAAAGTAAGCTTAATCGCGTCATAAGCTGTATCACAAATATCATCTCTCCTATGCGTATCATTAGCTGTAATCTTTGCCATATGATCAATACATAGCTTAGTATGCTTTTTACCTTCCGGCAATGTAAGTTGTTTCTTAGCAATAAATTTCTGCATTTCTAGAAACCTCGTTGTCTTTGATCCTGATGCTCTTGTACGCTCTATACTGACTATTTTCAAACCTTGAATTTTTTGCAAAGTAGAAAGTAATGTCACACCTGTAGACTTCTTTTCAATAGCTGCAAATGATGGTCTTACTTTATGATGCATACATCGATAATAGAACTGCATAAAATGTTCCTGCAGATCTGTCGGTTCCACCCACTCTTCTGTACAATCTATCCAATGAATAGCATACATATCAGTTTCATACTCCCCCTGCATAATCTTATACACACCCCAAAAACTACACACTGTAGCATCGTTGTAATCTTTATCTGTCTCTGCTGTATCAGCTGTAATGAATGTAAGCAACATCTTCGGTTCATCTTCTAACTGTAAGAACCAATCACGCTTGAACACCCCGCCACCAGCCGGCTGAGGATCTTGTTGATGCTGAGCTGCAAAGAAATACGGATCATGTTCCTGTAAATCCAATAGCATGTCTAACGGATATATTTCTGGATATAACGCATGACCACAGGGACCTAAAGAATTTAACTTAAGAATCTCCCAGCTTTCTGAATCTTCTTCCATCAAATATGCACATAAGTCGTGTTCATGGAGTCGTTGAGCAATCATGATTGTCGGAGTATTCCTACCATTGTTTCTACGGCTTTGTAACGTGTTCTTATACCACTCTATAACACCCTCTCTGACAACGTCACTATGAACTTCGACCGGCTTATGAGCATCATCTATGATGATACATCCACCGAACCTAGCTGAACCTTTTATCCCAGCTCCTCGGCCTAGTATTGACCCGCCAATCCCAGCAGCATATACAGAACCACCACTATCTGTCTCAAAGTCAAACTTAGCTTGAGATCCTTTCGCCAAAGATACGGGAAACAATTGTTTGTATTCATTAAGCAGCAGGATGTTACGAACTATAGCAGTTTGTCGCGCAGCCAAATTATGTGAATATGATGTGTACAGAAAATTGCAATCAGGATAGCGTGCTAAAGCCCAAGCTATAAAATGAATTAGTAATTCTGTCTTACCACTCCGCGGTGCTACATTGATAATCAATCGCTTAGTTTTACCTTCAAACACATCCATTAGTGCTCTACAGATAGTGATGTAATGGGATTCTCTAGCTATAGGATAACTGAGATCAAATGCTCTTCCTGTACGTTCTTGAAAGAAATATCTCGTAAACAGCAATAACGAGTGTGCTAATCTAACACTCGGATCATCAGTGGTCAGCTCGTCATGCACTGCACTACCCTGCTCTGTAACCTATGCCATTCGCTGCATTGTAGAAAAAATATATTTTCAGATGGTACCTTTTTGAGGGGATCTAAGTCATGCTCATTCTCTAACCTAGATTCTATATGCTTAAGATAATCGTGAGATCCTCTGATTACACAAAACGAATCCAACAAAGCTATGTTTAATTGACCGGAATAATCGACATGGAATGTAGCGATCCCAGGAGAATCCGAACCATGCTTGGGAGGTGGAGTAGGGTAAATTGTTAAAAACCTAGTATAGCCTCCGATCGTCATAAAAAGTTTATAATAATCAATAGTTATTGTATGCGATGGATAATCTTTATGCTCTAATTCAATATTTTTACCAACAAACAACGTCCTATATATTCTGTCCTCTGAATCTTTAGGCTGTCTTATAAGCTTAAACAGCGGTTCTTGCATAACATTCACCTTTAGTGGTCAGCTCTGGTTTCATCAGCTAACTTATTCAATAATGTATTAAAGTCTTCTTTAGAAATTGTAATCTGAGGTGTTGAACCATCCTCATGATAACCTCTATGTTTCGCCTGTGTTTTTAAATAATAAATTATGGCAGTCATCGTTCTATCACGAATAGCCTTTACGAGCTCACTTTCCGCTAGATCAATTGTCTCTTCCTTAGCTACATAGATATTATGTTTTACTCTCTGATTAAACTCAGGATCTCCGTTCATCCAATCATAATAAGTTTGTGCAGGAATCTTAGCTGCCTTGTAAGCATAAGTTACAAACCCACCAGTTTCATAAAGAGCTGCAATAAAAGCATCTTGACGAGCTTTTGTATTTTCAGGATGTACTGTCCCCATTACTTTTTCCCTCTTTTCTTTTTATTGCTTACGGTTGCGCTAGTCTTCTCAACAACTTCCATCCATTTACTACCCTTGCATGCAGGGCATTCTTTAGTCATTCCGCCAAGCCCAGAAACTCTTCCTAAACCTACACATCTTTCACATCTTATTTTCATCATTTGCCTCGTTAAGATCAAAAACTTTTGCATCTGATGCCAGAAAATTAATAAGCTCATTAAAAACTACATCAACTTTTCCTTTTTCAGTAAATTCTTTTTTATATACACAGTGAGAAGGTCCATGAGGAAGGAATACTATTGCATCATAGCTTACACTATGACGTGCGTGTTCAATGTTAATACTCTCAAGAATATCAACATTTATCAAAATCACTCCTAAACGTATATACTTCATTGTTTACAAGGAATAGATTTTTCAGGCATGACAAAGCACCTCTGTTAGTAAAACTAACAAAGGATTATATATGAAATTGGATACAAAGGGAAATTTATTCGAGATCAACCCAATTGCCATCCTCATCAAATATAAAATGAATAGAGAGATCTCCTTCACCGAACAAACTAGAAGGTGGAGTTGGAAGAGCTTCTTTAGTAATTAGAATATCCCTACAATTTTTATCATAGTAATAGGGTTCTTGATCATAAGAAACGCCTTTAGGAAGATTTTTCTTCAAAAACTCCATAAACTTACTATAATCACTCATTTTTCTTCTCCAATCAGATATATTTTAATGATTGTTGGAAATTATCTGATGCAGTGGGAAATTATCTAGCGCAGGATGATAATTAGAAAAAGCAAACTCCACATATGGATGCCCCTCAGTTACCTTCCCTGTACTATACATAGCATCGAACGAATTATCTTTATTAAAAGCAAACGTAATACTTTCGTCTTTATTTTTAAACGTAATAAAATGTCCTTGTGAATCACCCTCCTCACTCTCATATTCATGCTCGTAATCAATATTAACTTCAGCCAAAAACTCCATGAACTTACTATAAGCACTCATTTTTCTTCTCCCTTAATGTAAAATAAAACTGAGAAATGACATAAAAAATGTTAATGTATAAATTCCCCATAATAATACATATTTATAACAGCGTTGTGATACACATCCCACGCAAACTAAAAGTGAAACGAGTCCCATTAAAAGCGCAAAGATAGCCGCTAATACATAAAATATTTTAAGCACAATTATCATAATTTTTCCAACAAAAACTCCATAAACTTACTATATGCGCTCATCAATTACCTCCAGCTTCTTACACAATGTATCAAATATACACTTAGCCATTTCTTCAGTCTCATATCCAATGAGTGCTTCGGTCCGTCCAGAGTTAAAACTCATTGTTTTATTATCTTTCAAATAAAAACTTGTTACTTTTTCTAAATCAATTACATGATTGTTTCCAGTTTTAAACCACATACTCATTCTTCTTCTCCAATCTTAGATATTTTAACAGTTACTTTCGAAATCTATCCACTTTCCTTCTTCATCAAATGAAAACCACGCACAGTAATAACTATTATCAGGACCTTCTATACTGATTGTTTTTGGATTACAATCATTAGCTTCGCTAATTTCATAGTCTATCCCTGGTGGTAATCGAGTTGTCAAAAACTCCACTAACTTACTATAATCACTCATTTGCACTCTTCAACTTCTTCATCAGTAAACTTACAAGCTAGAAGATCTTTTAGTTTAAATGTTGCACTATCGCTACAATAGCGACAATAAAGCCTTTCGGGAATTTCCTGTACGTCAGTTATTATTTCTTTATAATCACTCATTCTTCTTCTCCTTTGAATATCGTTCTTTTAGATGACATAAACAGTCTGGATCCAATCTCCAACCATTTGATTTATCCCATTCTTTTCCATGCCAATATGATAACAGCTGATACTTAACCTGCATCCATCTATCCTCCTTTAAATAAAAAGCTTCATCCCCGTCTTTCATGACTTCTTGTCTTCCACGTCTATAAGCATGATCTAAATAAAATATATATATTGTTCTCCCTCGAGTAAGATTTAACTTAATATATAAAAGATCATTTTGGTACGGAAATTCTATACTTATCAAATTAGAAGTCGTCAATACAATCTCCTTCGCATAAGTAGTATTATAACAAGACTTTTCACCTTCCCCAAAGTAGGCCTCAAAAGTACTAATTGTTTCACTCATTCTTCTTCTCCAAGCAAAGAGAACAATATAGCATATAGACAGTGGATGTCAACAGTATTTGAGACAAAAAGAATGGGTGCAACCTTTGTAATTAATGTCGTAGTATATAACCTTCACGTAGGGATAGTGGAGTTAGGAACAAGTTACACCCAGGATATAGTAACACACTCCAAGAAATTACACTAGCTAATTTATTTTAAATAAACTGTTGACATCCACAGTATCTGTGTTATGATGTAATTGTATCGTTAAACAAATGGAGAACAAAAATGAAAACTACAACTCTCGGTACCAAATATACCAAAGGCGCCAAATATTCACTCATAAGTGATAGAGATACAGCAATTATGGAGAACTTAGATAAATTAAAAAAACTAATAAACGATGAATATGAACAAACATTAAATGGAGAACGAAAATGAATATCTTGATACAAATACTAGCAATCATGCTAATAACAATCATAGGGTTACCGCTAACCTACTTTTTAACTTTAACTTTAATGAACGGACCTCACTTCACCCGTGAAATACTTCATACAATAAAAGGAGAACTAAAATGAGCGTATATATAACTTATTTAATCATGGTCCTATTCGGAGTTGTGGGAGGAGTACTGCTACGTAATTGGACTTCACTTAGGGACGATAAACATATCATAGAACTAGCTTCTTCGGAAGAAATAATCTTACTTCTTATGGCAACTAGCATTAAACTTAAATATCTAAAAGGAGAACTAAAATGACAATCGTAATAGACAGATACAAAATATTAAATTTACACAGTGAAGTTAGACATCTAGCTAACAACTTAGAGCTATTAGCTAATGTAGCAGAGATAGACACAAATCAAGCAAAAGAAATTCTATCTAAACACTGCAAAGACATAGGTCATAAAATCTGGGGTGTTGGAATGGAACTAGGAGAACAACAATGAAAGTAAATTATCAAATTGTGCATACCCCAACATTTTGTTGCAAAGATCTAGAAAAACTTGCTGAAAAGAAAGGTCCGATTATATTCAAAAAAACAACTAATCCATTCACAAGAAAACAATTCATTGAGAGAGTAAGCATATATTTTTATGGAGACACAGGAGGGTATGAAGGTGAAGCAATTGAAGGCCAGTTAAATTATTGTCCTTTTTGCGGAGCAAAAATAGAAATAGCTAAAAATCCAACAGGAGAACAACAATGAGTATGACTGAGTTAAAAAAACAAATTGTAGATAGATGCACTACTGAAGAATTAATAGTTCTAATGCAAGCAGCACAAATAGAGGCCAAATACCTCGAACAAATTAAACAGGAGAACAACAATGACTGAACATAGCAAGCTGCCGCTCAGCCACCCTTCCCTGGCTACACGTGTACGAGAAGGAGAATTAATCGTGGAAAGAAATCTGAGAAAATACCTCAAACAAATCAAAAAAAATGACAGTAAATTAAAAGCAGTAATAACAAAACTGATAAAAGAATGTTATGAGGAGAACAACAATGAATAAACAACAATGGAATCATGCTCATTTACAAGCACTTAAACATAAGTTCTGGTACAAAGACAAGATAACTACGCTTCTCTCTGAAATGCAAAACAGTAAGGACCCTTTATTTTACATTGCACCACTGAACAGATATGTGAATCATTACAAGAAGTATCAAAGACACCACATGTTATTACAAGATAAATATCAGGAGCTTAAATCATGAATAAAGAAGAAAAAATAGAGCAATTTGAAAAGCAATTTGACAAATTTATCCGGACAATTGTTCCAATGATTTACTCCATCGAAAACGGAGCATTAAGCAATGACAGTAAAATACGTCAAACAGATAAAGTAATCGCTCAGAATTTCTCTATCATAGACAATTATGATAAACGTATGACACCTAACATGGTCATGCATGTTCTTGATACAATTGAGTCTTTAAAATTTTTCAGTAGAGTATTAACTACTGCTAAGGAGCCAGTTAAAATGAAAACTCTCGACCAAACAATTAATATTTTACTAGGGACATTGCGGGGAGCAATTGCTCCCCGGGAATTATCTGAGGAATTACCTTTAGACGAAGATGCATAAACAGTTTGCCAAGTAAGGATGACGGAGAAGGTTTTTCACAAGATTTCCCCTTCTCCAGCTTGGCTTTTATCCCTCCTGAGAGCCATCCTAAGCGACGATCTCTCCTGCCCTTACTTTGGGTCTAATGAGAGCCTTTTTTCATCATCACAGCCATGTGAGCCTTCTCAATGGCCTTCATATCGGGTTCATCTCCATAGAACTTAGGCTTTCGATAGCACTCCACTATCAATCTGGCATACTCAGCCTCTTCTTTTGTTTTGTAAATCTTAGGCTTACAATAAACTCCCTTTAAACTCTTAGCTTCCCAGCAGTCAAAACACCATGCTTGCCAATATGCCTTCTTGTCTTCGTCAAAAAACTTGAACTTCTTTGCTCTCATATCAGGATCTTGGCAACGACAACAAATCAGAGGTCCTTCAAGTCGTTTTTCTGTAAGACGTGATTTACAAAGCTTGCAGATACCATCATATTTTAACTCTTTCCCACATTCATTGCATTGAGGCATTCTTCTTCTCCTCTTTTATTCGCTCGTAAGGTTCATATTTTCCCTCTTCCTCGCTATGATACTTTCCTTCTTTTACATTTTGCATAACAGTTGGTCTTAAAAACCAATCAAACGAACTGGCTGTACACTCTTGAGTTAGAAACTTCGATATCCCGATAAAGTAAAAATATTCCTCCCAGTCCTCTAGATCTGGCATATCATCCAACATCCTAGCTTTAACACTCTTCTTCCTAGCTTCAGTAAGTTTCTGAGGTTGGGCTATGCGGGGATGCTTATCGAGGAATGCTCCAAATAATTTTAAAATTTCATCAAAATAAAATCTCCAAGGCTTGCCTTGGTGATGAGTGCGCGGAGCGTGCTTATATATATTCTTTTTATTATTAATCTTTATATTATTATGTTGGACATTTTTGTCTAGGGTAGCCGCGACATCTTTGTCTACCCCCCTGGACATTATTGTCGTACCCCTAGACATTTCTGTCCATAGGTACATACACCTAACTCCTTGTTTTTCTTCATTTAGCTGTATTTTGATATAGCCATATTTCTGTAGTTTACTAATTGACCTAGAAATTGTTCGATTTGAAACTGAGTATAACTTGGCGAAATATGCATTTGTTGCCCAGCAATACCCTTCCTTGTTCGTTAATGCACTAATTTCTCCATAAAGGAGTTTTTCGGTACTTGTTAAATGGGGATCGTAACGAACAGACGAAGGAATGATTGCATAGTATGCGGGTGAACTCTCATTCATAATAGACTGTCTCCTAATAAAAAACCCCTTAGTGGTCGTTCGTTGCGTATTACTTGAGACTACGAATAGAAAAAAGTATGAACGACCACTAAAGGGTTCTCTCATTCTCAAACAATACGCAAACGAAAGTATACCACATACCAGGGTGGTAAACAAGATTGGAGCCAGTCGAATCATGCCTCCAATCGCTTACATTTTATTACGAGACTAGGGTGGGAGTACTATATCAGATACTGTGGACATGCACAAGTATTATTTGAAAATATCTTTCTCAGGAATCTTGAGAGTGACGTAAAGATGTCTTTTATTGCCAGACTTATCCTGAACAACCTTGATGTATTTCTTAGCTTCCAGCGTTAAGATCCTGCGTCTAACAGTTGCAAGAGAGCAATTAGTGAGCGTAGCTAGCTGCTCATTCGTATAATCACAAACTTTATGCTGACTACAGCTCCCTGCTATCTCTCCAAACAACAGAATTTCTTCAGCTGTTAGCCCTTTATCAAACCTAACCTTAGATGGCAAGTATAGAGTATATCCCGGTGGTATTAGACGCATAACTTAGCTCCAAATCAAAATATCTTACCATTTGCTGTGTACATCCACAAGTGCTACAATACTCTTTTCAAGATCATGAGGCTATTATGTGTATGATACAATCTCGTTTACGTAAAGATTATATCAGTCTTATAGAGGCTGCCGATACTCTAGGTGTCAACATGGCATGGTTTAGAGAAAAAAGAGGTCAGAACCCAGAGGATTACCCACCAATCCATAGGGATGGTCATGCTCATAATTCAAAAATCTATTTCAAAAGAAAGGAGTTTATGGCGTGGTTTAAGAAAAGGAAAAAAGATAAGGAATAACTGTTGACATCCACAGTAAGTGTGTTATGATGCTCATGTTACATTAAATCGGAGAAACAAAATGGACGAAAAAAACACGCGTTATCTAACAGTTGCAGATTGGATTGCTCAGCATCCATGGCCACCAGAAGGAGGGTTAAGGCATCTTATTTTTCACTCAAAAACAAATGGGTTCGATAAAGTTATTGTTCGAGCTGGACGTAGGGTGCTTATAGACGAACAAGCATTTTTTAAATGGATGGACAAACAAAAAAAGGAGCAGCAATAATGGACGAAACAACAATAGAAACTTTTGATGATCCAGTAGTAGAAGCTTACTGGAAGGACAAAGGATATTTAAGGGGCGGTGAAGACTATCAGGTCTGCTGCATTGGAGAGGGCATGTATGAGCAAATAAGCATTTAGGAGAAGGATATGTTAATATTAAGTAGGAATACAGGAGAGCAGATAATGATTGGTGACAGCATTACTGTGCGTGTTTTAGGAGTAAACGGGAAGCAGGTGAGGATGGGAATAGAAGCCCCAAAAGAAATATCGGTACATAGAGAAGAAATCTATGCAAAAATTCAACAAGAAAAAACAGGAGAATATAATGTCTGAAGATACAACAAAATTAATGTTAGAAAAAATATTTGCAGCTAGTGACTACGAGTTCACAGTTAGCCTGGGAGAAATGAAAGCAACTGGCGAAAAAGTCAATGTGCTTATTGTTCACACCCAAGTAATGCGATTACATTTTATAATGGATGAAGAAGGGAAAAATCTTAAGATTATGAACTTACTCTCTACAGGACCTATCCCTTTATTCCCAGATCAACCAGAAGTAATTTCAGTTGAGAAAGCAGCAAAAGAATAAACTAGTTTCAGAGAAGGGCTGCCTTATAGTTATTAATGACACAACACAGTAAGCCTAATACGGTCCTTCTCTGATTTTTAAAGGAGCAAAACCATGAGTTTAATTTTGATAATTGGAGAAAGTGGGAGCGGGAAATCTACTTCTATAAGGAATTTAAATCCGAAAGAAACATTTGTTCTGCAAATATTAGATAAACCGTTACCGTTTAGAGCAGGTAAAAAACAATATGTCTTAACTACTAAAGAACAAAAAGGCAATAGGTATGTTACGGATAACTGGGCAACAATAATAAAAGTTATTAATAAAATAAATGATAACAAAGAAATTAAAACGCTAATAATAGATGACTTCCAATATGTAATGGCACATGAATTTATTAGACGAGTAGCAGAAAAAGGATGGGAAAAGTTTAATGACATTGCATCTCACGCATGGCAAGTTATAAATACAGCTTCTAATTGCAGAGCAGATTTGAATATTATATTTCTTACTCATTCACAAAATGATGAATATGGGAAAGCAAAATGCAAGACCATTGGGAAAATGTTAGATGAAAAGATTTGCTTAGAAGGAATCTTTACAATTATATTCAATGCAAAAGTAGTTGAAGAAAGATATGTTTTCCAAACGCAAACTGATCCTACATCTATCGCAAAGGCTCCAATGGGAATGTTTAAAGATAAATATATTGATAATGATTTACAATTTGTAATTGATCAAATAGAAAACTATTATAACGAGGATATTAAAGATGATTAACTTAGACTATGAACCACAACCTTATGGGTTCTCTGTATTACCAGAAAATATTTATACTGTAGAAATTACAGATATATCACATACTAAAACAAAGAAGGGAATTAATATGACTTATACTGTTATGGAAGGTGATTATAAAGGAAGAAAATTATTTGATAATGCAAATATCTTTCATGAGAACGAAGTCAGTAAAGCTATAGGATATAAAAAATTAGATGGTATCTCTTATGCCTTGGGATTAAAACAGAAGCTAACTAACACAGCTTACTTGCTCAGAAAACCCTTTAAAATAAGGGTAACAAAGGGTGTTAACAAAGAAGGTGACATTGTAAATAGAATTAGACGTTACTATAAACTAGATGAAACTCCAAGTGCACCTAAAACTGCTGAAATAAGCTTATTTACCGGGAGACCACAGGACTTAGGATTAGATGCCAATGCACCAGAACCGACACCTGATGAAGATCTTCCTTTTTAATGTGCATCGGACAAAAAGGACTTTTTCCAAACTCTATTAAATATAGAGGTAAAAATATTATGGAAAAATATTTAGATGCTTATTTCTATCCAGAAGATATACAGCAAACAAATTATTATGGGATATATACAACATGGGAAATAATACACAGAACAAGAAAATACATGCAAAGGGTCGCGAACTACTTGGCAGACAAAAGGTCCCCATAGTTCCAGCTCCTGACAGAATGCATAGCTCATCTCGTCTTAAAATATTTTCTACATTAAAAGATATTATGAGCGCGTACAAATGCTTAAACTATCAACTGCGACATTATTATAAAACTGATGCATTAGATGTATTAGCAACATGTATATACCCCTTTAAAGAAGAAGAAATGGAGCTTGAAAAACTTAAGCTATACGCTAAACTGCGAGAATCAAAACGTGAAAGTGATAAAAGACATAAATGATTTCTTTAATGAAATAGCAGAAAAAGGCGACATAGATAAAGCTATTATTTTAATGGAAAAAAAAGAAAGCTTCTATGAAATTAGTTTTATGGATTTAACCAATAATAAAATACTTTATACCTTTATTTATGAGGAGGAAGATGATGATGATGCAGATTAGCGGGGGTGGATTTGGAGCAATAGCTCTTGTATTTATAGTGCTAAAATTATGTCATGTAATTACATGGCCGTGGATTTGGGTGCTATGCCCAATATGGATTTCTATTATTGGAGCTGTTTTAATGTTGGGTATTGTCGGAGTAGTTTTCTTAGCTTTATATGTGTGTGGGGCTTTATGAAAACATTAATGCTTAGGAAAAATAAATACAATGCAACTAAAACTAAAGTTGACGATATAACTTTTGATTCAAAAGCTGAAGCAAAAAGATATGATGAATTAAAGCTTCTGAAAAGATGTGGGGAGATAAGTTACTTTATCCGGCAACCTAAGTTTGATCTACCTGGAGGCACTTCATATAGAGCTGACTTTTTAGTTGTATGGGAAGATGGTCATATTTCTATAGAAGATGTCAAAGGATTTAAAACAGCATCATTTATAAAAGCTAAAAAACAAGTAGAAGCACTTTACCCTATAGAAATAGATATAATTCAATACGGGAGAAAATAAATGGGTTTGTTCAATATATTCAAAAAAACCAAAACAATAAATTTTTGCAATCAAAAAACAATAAATTTTTGCAATCAAGTCACAACACCTTTGGATGAAATAATATTAGTAGAAACAATTGATAAAGATAACCATATAGCTCTACATTTAAAAAGCGGTGACGTACTAATGTGCTCTCTAGGAAACCCTGCAGATAGTAAAAAGCTACTTCAGGCTATTGAAGATTTTAGATCTAACAACACTGCAAGGTTAGAAATAAATTGTTAACAGGAGAAATAACATGTCATGGTATTTAGGAATTGTATTAATGGTCTATGCTATTTTTGTAACAGTCTTGCTAGTAATAGTAAACGAATGGTTACACAAAAAACATGTAGAAAATGAACACTTGAGAAAAACAATAGGAGAAAACTATGCTAAAAAATATAGTAAATAAAATTAAAGAATGTTTAAAGCCAGAAGAGCATAGTGAAATAAATATAACCTTTCAAGATATTGGGCACCCACGCTATTTACCTAGAGTTCCTGATCCTAAACAAACATCTGGAACAGCTAGAACACTGGGAACCGTGGAGCAAAGAGCAACTCATTATTACTTTCCCGACCCTACTATGTGTAGGGTAAAAGCATTTAGTAATTTAGCCGCTTTAGAAAAAGAAGTTTCTGTAGAATACAAGATAACGGTGCTAACAAAATGAAAATTACATATGAAAAAATAATAACCCACTACTCTAACAGTAATGAGAGGTGTAAATTCAGAATTATTAACAAAAATTTTTGTTGTAAGGAAATAGAAGAAGCACTTGAATCAGCTTATCTTTATATAGGAGATGAGCATCGACTATGGAGTAGGTGGGGCAGCTCTTTATATCATATAATTTGCGCAGTGATGTACCACTCTCCATGGGGTGAGGGTGATCCTGATTATATGCAAATTAATTATTGTCCGTTTTGTAGCCAAAAAATAGAATTTCTCTCTTGTATAAAACGTATCTATATAGTTAAAGAAGAAATACTTACCAAGGAATACAAAGAAAAAGAAGTTACAGAAGAGGAGTTCAAAGAATATAAAATAACAATGTAGTTAAAAATAAGGTATACTATAGATATTAAAAAAATCAAGGAGGATTGATATGTCATTATTAAAGCGTTTAGGATGTTGTTTGTTTCCTTGGTGTTGCTTGTTCAAAAGGAAAACCTCACGACCTAAAACACCCCCGCTAACTTTAACAAGAATACCTACAGGGAACGGCACTTATACACCTGTAAAAGAAGATATTTTAAAAGGTACGAGAAAGAAAAAACGATGCTGGTTATTGAGATGTTGTTTCTTTAATTGTTTTTCGCGAGGTGAATCAACAGATCGCCGATATACCCTAAAATAAAAAGCAAAGGAGCAAATCCGGCTAAGATCGTCAACCAATTCTTACGTAGAATTTCTTTGTAATTGCTTTGCTGAAGATGGACCTTTTCTATTGCATCCTGTTTTCTGAGAGCTGCTTTTATTTTAGAAATATCTTCACGCATGATTGATACACGTACTTTAAGACTATTAAGATCTTGCAGTTCTATTTTTGTAAACTGTACTTCGTTATTAAATTCGTTCATATTAGTCTTCCAGATAGGGCAGTACGTATTTATTGTATTTTTCTTTAAACTTCTCGACAGTGCCCGCACCATCTTTAGTATTATAATCCAATTTCCACGTCAAGGCTAGACCGTCTATGTCCTCTTTGCGGGGTAGTGCGCGAGGTGAACGGAGATACTTGAGCCTAGCCATTGCTGTGGCATAAAATAAGTTACCAGCTAACTGCTCAACACCTAATGTAGGCATATAAAGCTTTGCTATCTTTTGAGATAAAAGAGGTCTATATACAAGGAAGTTGTTGTAGATGCAATCATACGTGAATGGCTCCATCTGATAAATACCCAAAGCTGGGCCAGGAGTTTGAGCTAAAAAGCTCCCCATATCGCTCTCAGCGGCAGCGGTACCCATCAACAACCTTACTGCTGATGGGGAGCATAGATCTATCATTTCCAATGCTGGAATGATGACTTTATCTCGTAAATGGGGAGGGTATATCATCTTTCTACCCCACGAATTTACCAGCAAAGTAAGAAACCGTATCTACATCAACTGCTTTTGTCTCCCCAACAACCTTTATATAGGGCTTAACCGTATCTCCAGACGTTAATGGCAATGTTACAGAACCGCTGATTGCTAGTAAAGAGTCGGCATCAGTAGTAATGTCTTTACCATGGTTTTGACAAAACATGATAACTCCTAAACTAGAAGATTCTAAGCCATAAAAAGCATTCTGATGGGAATTCAAATAGCCACTGGTTTTCATGGTTAAATTAAATTCCCAATCACCAGTTGCATCTACTGTACATATGCCTGTAGTAGAATTATATATTCCCCCGACATCGGTATCTTCAGTAGTAAAAGCAGGATAACCAACATCGCCATTACCGGTAATATCGGTAATCTGCTCGAGAAGTCTTGCGACAAAACGACTGCCTCCTCCTCCTACAGGGGACCCATCAGCCGTTACCTCTCCAGCATTTGAAACGGTAAATAAACTATTTTCTAATGTTATACTCACAACCACTCTCCTTACGAATAATTTAATGTAAATCTTATGGTCTTAGTTGACCCAAGACGATTCTTTAATGCTACGTTAGCACCTGCATCATAGATACAAAACTTAGTATCTGTATCTGTATTAGCAAAAATACCACCCAATGCAAGATCTAGATGAACTGTATCATCACTTTCCCATCTGAAAAAAGAAATTCCATCACTTTCATCTACACTGATTGTTCCAAATCCTGTTGTTCCAGCAGCAATAGCAACCTCATTATCATCATCTACAGATTCACTACTGTTTCTAGTAATCAAACTATTAGCTGTAATATCACCTGTAAGTGTGATATCTCCAGTTCCCAATTCGGCATCTATAATAACAGTACTATCAAAATTAAATTCAGCCTCGTCTTCCATCCATGTGATAACACCATTATTAGTTTCACCATTAAATGTTAGAACAGGATCTACGTCTGCAACACCTGTTCCAAGCTCTATATTATCAGCCTGAATTGCAAGCTTTGTTATGTCACCCCCAATTTCAATATTTGCTTGTGTCGCAAATGCAGTAAATTGTGCAAAAGCTTCATCAGAACCTCCATAAGTAGCCCTTACTTTTCCTGTTCCAGTTGCTCCGCCTCCTTTGCTTTCTACAGAACATACAGCTGTTGTATTATGAGTAAAACGAAAGTTAGCCTCATCTTCTTGGAAAGTTAATGTACCATTGCGAGTGTTGCTATCAAAAGTTAAAATATAATCAACATCTGCATTGTTTCCTATGGTTAAATTACCAAACGTAGGAGTATCTGTTGTAGCTACCCCCTGATTCATTGCTCCTACATATGCCCATTGGCCGCTAGAAATAGTAGTTGCTCCAATGTTTGCAAGTTGAGTGACCTCACCTGTAGCTAAAGCAAGAGCTCCATTAGAAGATGTAGTACCGCTAGGCAAAGCAGTTGAGCTAGACAAAAAACCACTTCCATCATTTTTCAGAATGCCATTTGCTGTTGTTAGATATGGAAATGCAGGCTGAAGTGTTGGATTTATTTTAAATGCATCTGTGATTCCAGATCCATTATTTAATCTTAGTATGTAGCTAGTTGGAACATTAGCGTCAACCGAACCATCTACTTCAAATTTCACCTGTGCAGCTAAATTCAATCCGCCAGTTCCTTGAGCTGAGATATTATCTGCTCTTAATTCATTCCCATTGGCAACAGCAGTTGGAGAACCTAAAGTTCCTTTGCTTCTTCTTGTCTCAAATCCAGGAGAATCATCACCTGTATCGGAACCTGTGATAACTATCATCTTAGCATCATCATTTTTAGAAAACTCAAAAGGAACTGCTCCACCTAACGTTCCATTCGTCAAATCACTTAGCAATAAATTAGTACCATCATTAAGTCTAACGGTTCCCTTTGTTCCATGTGAAGTTGAGGAAAGTGTTAAGTCATTCCCAGAAGCTGTGCCACCAATTAGAGTTTGACCGCCAGATCTGCCAGCCAACAAGGCATAGGCATCAGAACCAAGCTCACCCCACTGCGTTGCTGAAATAGTAGTTGTACCAATAGCTGCAAGCTGAGTTACTTCTCCAGATGCGAGATCTAAAACTCCATTAGCATTTAAGTCTAGAACTTCAACACCAGTTGTAATATCCACCGTGCCTTTTATTTCATTAGCCATAATAACCTCTCCTGTATAAGATCTATAAGTGTTGTTTAAGCTCCAAAACTTGTCACAACAGCAGTACGTATCCAAGTATCAGTTGCAACACATACATAAAAATAACCACTACCGTACGACCAATCTCCTTGGGTGCCAGTTGCCGAATCACTTGCAGGTACGGAAGCTGGAGCTCGAGCTTGAAATGTATCTGCAAGACTAGTCCCACCAACCGTGTACATGTTTGTTGATTCAACATCAGTAAACCAACCTTTCGTTACACGTGTTCCAGTCAAACCAACGTCTGCGCCCAAAACCAATGTTCCATTTTTAATGTAACTGCTATTTGGTAAAGTAATGTCATTACCTGTTCCTGTATTAGCAATAATCAAAGCAGCAGGATTGTTAGTTGTATCATTTTGAGTTATCGATGCGGATATGTTTTCTGTATCCAAAACAGTAAAAGTATTACCGTTATGCATTACCTCATCCCAAGAATCAGCTGTCCCAATTGCATCCCACACTCCTTTTGCAGTCGCTATCTGGTTATCGGTACTGGATCCACTGACAGAAGTTACAATTTCATTTACAGTAGTTCCTGTAGCTAGCTGGAAAGTACCTGAATCAACATCTACCCCAGCAAAATTAACTGCACTTGCTTGCGTTAATGCTTGGTCAAGGTCGCCTAAATACCCCCACTGTGCACTACTGATTGTTACTGACCCAATTGCAGCGACCTGAGTCACTTCAGCACTCGTTAAATCAAGAATCCCATTAGCATTAGCGTCACTTACTTCTGCTCCGGTTGTAATATCAACCAAACCTTTTTTTTCATTAGCCATAATATTTTCCTCTTTTTAATATAAAATTATTTTACCAAGTCGTACCTACGACTTTTCTAATCCATGTGTCAGTTGCTACACATCTATATTCATAACCACTTCCATATGCCCATTGTCCTGTTACCCCAGTTGAAGTTGGTGTCCCTGGAACCGAAACTTTTTGCCCATCAATATATGCTGTCGTTGCAATCTTGGTGGAATTGTCACCAGCAGTTTGTGTTGTCCCTGTGGTCCCATCTGGAAGATCAATAGATGATGTTACATTACCAGAACCATCAGTTCTTAGAAGGCCATTTGCAGTAGTTAATTCAGAAAATCTATAATCTCCTTTTGTCCCATCACTAGTAGTTTGTAGTATTAAATCGTCTCCTGAAGCTGTACCTCCAATTACTGTTTGACCTCCGCTTCTTCCTGCTAATAGAGCATATTGCGGATGATCATCATCAGCTAACCCAGCTAAATCACCGTGATTTGTAACAACAGTTCCTTGCTCTGGAGTTTCAAAAGGCTTGGTTATGTCATAAAACACTGCAGCCCCATCTCTAATCACAACCCTGCCTATATAAAGCGCAAAATTAGTTAAAAAACTAGGAGTGACCGGAACAAGTTCCGCAAGAGCAGTTGCAGGAGATGCGGTATTAGATGTTCCATATTGCATATGGATTTCGCCATCATGTGCTCTGTAGAAAAATCTAGTTGTGTATCGATTTGGAGTCAAAGCAACAACTGCAGCTCCATTCCAATAATTAGCGTTATCAACTTGTGATACACCAGTAGTATCAGCAGAAACTGATGCACTACTGTTCCATACATCAAACGTATCGGCAGCACTTGTATCTATAGCAGGAGTAGTTATTCTATTATGAGCACAATAATCAACACCAGCACTCACAGTAAGATTCCTAGTGCCAGTTTCTCCCAGCAATTCTCCACTTGCTCTTTGGAAAGCATCTACCTCAAAAGATTTCAAACAATCTTTGGTTTGATACTCTTCAAAATATTGACCAACTTGTAGGATATTTACTGATGATCCTGTGCGATATACTCTACCAACAACTATTTGCGTTCTTAAATTTAGTGAGGTATAAGCAACAATAGCCGCAGCTATGGGCGTACCACTGTTGTAATCTATATAAATAAAATTAGTACTGTTATCTGTTAAAGCTAAGCCGGTAGTTCCTGCATAATCAAATGAAACGTTTGCTCCGACACCACTATTTGTAGTTTTAATTAATCCAGTTCCAGCAGCTATATCTACAGTTCCAGCACTACCATCACTGATAGTAAATCCAGACCATAGAGAAGCTCCCTGACTGAGATTAATAAAATCCTGAACGTCCTCATATGTAGGAGTTCCTAATAGGCTCATCTCTACATGAGAAGCATTTAAAACATCGCCCCCTATTGTTGGGATATTGGTGGTTTCTAAATTTATAAACCAACCTTTAACTACGCGTTCTGCTGTTGCTCCTAGATGATCTGCTGATATACCAGGAATAACATAATTAGGAGTGCCTGTAATCCTATTCCAAAAATCTATAGAGTCAGTCGTTTCATCTACATACCCTTTAGTTGTAACCGAATCATTGTCACTAGCTCCTGTAGTTACTTCTAATTGTTCTGGTCTTAAATTTGACATATTATTTTCTCCTGATTAAACTGTTACTAAATATCCACTAAAAGAAGAAGTATCTTTTATCCCAATAACCTTTGCTCCTCCTGATACCTGTAATTGCACGTTAATAGTGTCTTCAACTGATAAATACATATCAATTGTATCTGTCATGATATATTCAGTAAAAGATGTAAATGTATCTAACCTATGATAACGAGAAGTAATCCCGGCTACATTGACGAATAAATTAGAAACAATTTCATTATGAGACCCTGTTAAGCCCAGTAGTTCTAAAGTCCATTTAAACTTGTACACACCACTAAAAGGAGCAGTAAAAATTGATGTGGAGGGGTTATAAGCTTTTCCCTTGTTCACAGTTGGAAATGGAAATACAATATCGGCTAGTGTCCCATCGCCAGTCTGGTTTATAAGACTAGTTCCTACTTCAGAAACAAATCTAGTATAAAATTTCTCTGATTGTGTTAAAAAATCATACCATGCGATTAACTCATCATCTGTATCTAATGTAAATCCATCAGGATCGTTCCATGTTAATGTGGTGCCTGAAAAAGTATAATCAGCCGGATTTAATCTTAATTGACCATTTACAAATAAAGCAAAACTATTCGTGTTAGCAGGAACGCTTGACAATGTAAATGCCGTTTGCCCAGGGCTCGTAACTGTTAACACTTCCTGAGTAGGGTTTCGCTCAGTTGCAGTATCTGCATATTTCTTGGTTGCAAACTCTGAATCAATGCTTAAAGTTGGTGCAGTAGTATAAGCGAGCACTGTAAGTGGCGAAATAGTATTGCTTTGGGTCGTTAGTCTTACTTCTGTACCTGTCAAGGTCCAAATAGAATTAGAAGTATGCTCATCTACATATCCTTTAGTAGTGACTGTATCATTATCAGTGCTTCCAGTTGATACTTTTATTTGTTCAGGTCTTATAAGTGATATCATATTTTTCTCCTATATTCCTAGAAGATATCCAGAAAAAGACGACTCTCTTTTAACAATGACATTATCACTAGGATTGCCACTTATTCTTAGCACAAATAATATTTCATCAGTCGCAGAAAGCTGAACATCAACCGTATCAGTTAAATATATCTCATCAGCAGCTCCCGCAAAAACTTGGGAAGGATTATAAAAAGACAGCCATGTTACCTTGGTTGATATAGCCTCTTGAATTCCTATTTCTAAATTATTATTTGCCGAACGCATATTAGATAAAATGATCCGATAACTAAAAGAATAAGTTCCGGCAAGACCAGGTGAAAATTTACCAGTACTAACGCTGTATTTATTTCCTCTATTAACATTCACTAAATCAAAAACTATACTATTAAAAGTTCCCGCTCCAGTAACTGCAGTCGCATCAGAATCTAATACCGCTATAAATATAGGTGAAACAGTAGGCAAAACTCCAGAATAATCATACCAAGCAGTTAAAACATCAGTGGTTTTTAATGTTAATCCTGCAGGATCATTCCATGTTAATGTGGTGCCTGCTATCTGATAATCTATCGGGTCATTACGCAATTGTCCGTTTAAAAACAATCCAAAAGATGCTGTCCCACTAGCTTCTTCAGATAATGTAAAAATAGTTTGCCCGGGAGTTGCTACCGTCAAAGGTTCCTGAACAGCATAAAAACTAACGATATCGTCTACATATCTTTTATCTACTATGTCTTCATCAAGAGTAAACGTTGGATGAGAAGTATATTTTAATGGAGTAGCAGGCTCTATAGTATTACTAGGAGTAGTAAGAGCAATCTCAGTACCTATTAATGTCCAGATTGCATTTGCTGAATGCTCATCCACATACCCTTTGGTAGTCACAGTATCATTATCAGTAGTACCTGTTGATATTTCTAGCTGTATGGGTTTTAACTTTGCCATCTTAAATTCTCCAATTTATTTGTCTATATACCTGAAAATAACCAAACACCAAATGAAGCGTCCCAAATATCTATGTTTTTAGTAGGCTCCCCATTTACCTGCAAGGTAATTGATACAGAATCAGTAGCAACAAGTTCTACGATCATAGATGTTGAAAAATATAAATGTCCACCTGTAGACATGTTATAAAAATTGCCTTTCAAAGGATTTAAATTAAGAATAGAGTTTGCTATTTTAATTTCACCAAAAGTATTATTACTAGTAATCCCCTGCATATCCAACTGAACTGTCACTAAATACATTCCAGCTTTAGGTACGGTAAAAACACCAGTCACAGGATTATAATTGTTATTAAAATCTTTAATTTCTTGGTCAAATATCACCGTATAAACCGTGCTATCGCCTGTAACACCATTTAAAGGAAATTGAGGACGCGCATAAACTAAAGGGGTATTCGTCCATTTAATAATATTTCCTTGAGTTCTAAATACTTCTACATTAGTTTTTGCAATAATATTATAATCACCGAAGCCAGGAGTCTCGATATATAAGTCACCAACTGGATTTATAATTGTTGTGTCAGCATTTGACCCTTTATCTTGGATATATTCAAAAACTCTGGCGCTTCCATCATTATAGGATGCTGCAGTTTCTTTAAACTTATGCACATTAAGATAAATAACACTTCCACTATTTGCAGAATAAACTTGTGCTCCAGAAGCAGTCATATCTAATTGGTTAACATCTAAATAAACAAATGCTGATGTCCCTGTGAATATAAATTTTCCACCAACAGCAGGAGTAACGTAATCTCCTCGAATATATCTGTTACCTGAACTATTTGCAGTTATACAGGTGCCGCTAGTGATATTAATATGTCTATGAAATAAATATCCAGATTCTGTTGCCATTGTAATATTTGCTTGAATAGTGGCATCTCTTGCATCTAAAATAGTATATTGAGGAATAGTAAATGAAGTATCAGAAAGATAAGTTCCTCCTCCAATTACATGGATTTTAAATGTATTTGCTATTCCAGGAACTTGTGCATTCACTGCAGTAATAGCCGCTCCAATAGTCAAAAATGGAAATTCCACACTTTTACCGCTGTTTGTATCACTTCCAGCCTTTCCTACATAATACATCTGCTCTTGATCTAATGTTCCAGGAGGAGCAATTGTTATGTCATACCATATTTGGAAGCTATCAGCTGTTTTTAATGTCAGGCCTGCTGGGTCGTTCCATGTAAGCGTAGTGCCACTGATCGTGTAATCTTTTCCCGCGCCATAATCTCTGCCTTGACCATTTAACATCAAGATAGATCTATCGGCATCAACTGGGGTATTAGTTAAAGTAAATGTAGTTTGACCAGGTGTCGCAACAGTTAATACATTATGTGTTACCCCAGCTCCAGCTGCTATCTGGTCATCTACATATTTCTTATCTACTATTTGGGTTGCATCTGTAAAAGTAGGATGCCCGGTATAAGATAATGGATAGTCTGACTCAATAGTATTACTTACATTTGCTAAAGAAACCTCAGTTCCAGATTTCTTCCAAATACCATTTTCGGTGTGTTCGTCTACATAACCCTTTGTAGTTACAGAATCATTGTCAGCAACTCCTGTGCTGATAATCATTTGTTCTGGTCTTAAAGTTGGCATATTTATTCTCCTGTTATAGATTTCTTATAAGCTTGCCTGAAAATGAGGACGTAGGATTCACAGTTACTGTTTTCGTCCCTCCACTAACGTTGAACTGAAATCTAGCTGTATCACCTATATCCATGAGCACATATGCTCCACCACTAAAACCTACAGGATTAGGAGAAATGCCAGAAGCTGTGTCATAAGGGTTTTGATCCCATAATTCGTACGGCCGTGCTTCTATTCCAGTAATTTCTATCCATCCGTGAGAAGTTGTTTGAACTGGCTGTAAACCAAGAAATCTCGCAGCAGCTTCAAAATGATAAAGGCCTTTAGCAGGAGCCGTAAATTCACCTGTAGTATTGTTAAAAACATTATTAGTATTTAATATAGGAGCTGGATTAGATATAAAGCTATAAATTGTTCCATCCCCTGTCACCGGACTAGTACCTCCAGATCTATAAGCTATAAAAGCCACCAGACCTGCATTTAGTAATTCTAATGTTTCGCTTCCATCTTGAGATATTGTCCCAAGCAAGTAATTAGTATTTGCTCTGAGAATTCCATTTGTATTAATATCTATAGCAGGAGTACTCGATGAAGACCCCATAAGTTCCTGGAAAGTACCCGTTATTGTATGACCACCTGCAATCGCTATAGCAGGAACTCCAACGCTTAAAGATCTTAATCTGCCAATATTATAATAGGACCTGTAAGCAAAATCGCCAACTATCATCGCAGATGTAGCATGCCCTTCCAAAACATTACATTCTAGGTAAAGAGTGCCTCCATTATTTCCTACAACACTAGCATCTCCTGCTCCAGAAATAGCGTCAACATGCGCATACAATCCTCCATCTCTAACTAAAATTGCATTACCTGTAGGATTAGCAACAATAGGACTTTTAAGAAAAGAAGATCCAATGCTTTGTTTAAGTACTTGCCCTATAATTCTAACATTATCAATATTACTATCTGTATCAAGATTAATTGTTCCTGTTATAGTGGTATTTCCATCTCCAATTAAAGTAGTAAACGGTGAAAGAGTAATTATGCCTACAGTCTGGTGCATTCCTCCAATCATTTGAATAGCAAATTCATTTCCCAGTGCTGGAGATTGAGTGTTGACAGCAGCAACAGCAGCAGCAAGAGTTTTAAATGGACGCTCTACACTTTTACCATTATTTGTATCGTCTCCTGCATCTGCTACATAATACATTTTTATTTGATCAAGACTTCCAGGAGGAGCTATATTAAGATCATACCAAAGCTGGAAATCATCAGCTGTCTTCAAAGTTAATCCTAAAGGATCGTTCCAGGTAAGAGTTGTACCACTGATTGTATAATCATTTGGTGAGCCATAAGTACGTATTTGTCCATTCAATGTTAATATTGATTTATTAGCAGAAACAGGAGCCTGTGCTAAAGTGAAAGCAGTTTGACCAGGAGACGCAATTATAAGCGTTTCATGCTCCAGTCCAGCTACAGAAATAATCTGATCATCTACATATTTCTTATCTACAATCTCTTCATCTATTGTGAAGGTTGGATGTGTTGTATAAGTTAGAGGATTAGTTGCTCCGATAGTGTTCGTAACAATTGTAAGATTAACTTCCGTACCTGTTTTTGTCCAGATACCGTTCCCCTCATGCTCATCAACATAACCTTTCGTAGTCACAGTATCATTATCTGTAGTACCAGTGCTAATTTTGATCTGAGGTGTTCGAAAAATACTAGTCATAATTTCTCTCCTATATGTATCCTTTAAGGGGTTAGCACTTCATACCAAATTTGAACTACATCTGTGGTATCTAATGTAAACCCTCCTGGATCATTCCAAGTTAACGCTGTTCCCGTAATACTGTAATCATTGCCTCCTCCATACAGACGCAATTGACCGTTAGTAGAGAGCATGGTTTTATCAGGATAAAGAGGAGTCTTGGACAAAGTAAATGCTGTTTGACCAGGCGTTACAACTGTTAATAGATCATGCGCAGGTTCTTTGTGAGCAGTGATCGCATCATCTACATACTTCTTATCGACAATTTCAGTATCTACAGTAAAAGTAGGATGAGCATCATAAGAAGAGATGTTAGTTGAATCAAAACTACCAGATTTTATAACCCCAGCAGTGCCAAAATTAATTGTATCTCCGCCATTACTAACAGAAATCTCAGTCCCTATACGTTGCCACATGCCATTAGCTGAGTGATCATCCACATACTTTCTGTCAACAATCTCCTCATCGACAGTAAAAGTTGGATGTGAGGTATAGGTCAATGGATTTGTAGCACCAATAGTGTTAGTAACTGTTGTCAGTGTTACTTCTGTACCTATCAGCGTCCATATCGCATTTGATGTATGGTCATCTACATACTTTTTAGTAGCAAAGTCATTGTCATCAGTAATCAATGTCTCATAAGATACTGTATTAGCATGCAATTTAGTGCCGCTTGCAACTTGAACCTCACCTTTAGTAACATGCGAAGTAGACTCTAATATCAAATTCTCTGAAGCGGCTGTACCACCAGTTACAGTTTTACCACTTGGCCTACCATCATTAACATAGTTCTTGATTTCTAACGTTGTTGCCTTGAACCCAGCTGATCCACGTGGATCGCTTTCAACAGCTAAAATCTTGTCATTAGTTATCGTACCTATTGGTACTAACTCATCAAAATATATTACATCTGCCATATCTATTCCTCAGTTATATCCCGGGTGTTGTCAAATAATCACCAGAATCATCTAATAAAAAATCCCCGTTATCGTCTATCAAATTGTATTCTCCAGGCGGAGGGGACGGGCGGCCATTCTCATAATGTTGATAAAAAGGACTTTCAATTAAAGACCTGCTTATCCTGCCAAGATTAGCATTATTGTATGGCATACAAAGCCACTCCTATCCTGGCATCAACATTAGTAGTAACAAAATGTAGAACATCAGCAGCATCAACTATTCTTGCCACTGGGTTTAATTCCGAATCTGTAGATGCAAAAGCTGCTCCAGGAGCAGTTGCTGTAGCATTATTAGCTATCCATACCTCTGAACCAGGCTCAGCGGAAAAAATAGCTAACCATTTTGCTGCTTTGCCAGGAATTGTAAGAGTTTGCTCTACTCCCTGTGCAAGAGTGCTATCAAATTTGAATTTTGAAAAAGGCAAACCAAACGTGTTGTTGCCTGCTACATCTCTAACCATATTCATTGTTGAAATCATAATTTTCTCCTAATATTTAACTGCAAGTTTGACATAAATGTTGATAGGCCTCGTTTCTGTTCCACCTGCAGAACCAGTAGCAATAGTCGATGGAGGCTGAGGCAAAGTTTTGTTGGATGCTCCTTGAATATCCAAAAATAACGTAGTACTTTGGTGTGCAGTATGAGTGTGAGCCTTAAACTGCTCTCCCTGGAGCGTACCAATAATATCTCCAGTTTCTAAATCACCTCTATTTGTACGTGTTGCAGCATCAGGATCTCGTGCTGCTCCGTCATCAACGATACGCATAAAGTAACCTCTAGCATCTGGAACCTTATAAGAATATGAATTGATTGCCTTGGATGTCTTATTAGCAACATTCAAAGCATCATCTGTGCTCAATAAAGCCACTTCTCTGTAGACATCTGCTGCTTCTACTGGCTGTGTTCCAGCGGCATCAACTGTGTACCACACAATGTATTTACGTGAATCAGTGGTGTTGTAAGTAAAGTAAGATCCAGCTGTCATACCAGACGCTGCTACAGCTGTAATATCAATTTCATATGGATTTGGAGCTACCGGCGTAAAAGTAAACCCAGTAGGTGTCGCCCCATCTGCAGTAGCTACTACCGCTCCTGCACTTGTAGAAGATAATCGATACGTTGTGGTTGCACCTGCATCTACAAAAGTCTTAAAGCAAGCATCTTCATTTGCGCTTTGACTGAAGCGTCCTCCTGCATAACCACCATTATCAGAGCCTCTAATAAATAAATAATAAAGATCTGTAGCTGTAATAGAAATAGTATATTGTTGCGTTGCTGTAACAGAGGCAGCCGATACCAAATGATAAGTGCTCCACCCTCCAGTTATAAGAGCTGGCTGAGTGCTTAACAATGCGCCTCCAGTACCTTCACCACTGTAAATTTCAAGTGTTGCAGGCGTTGTTTCTGGACCTCCTGGAAATTCCAGGGCTACAGAAGTCATTGACCCTGTAACTCCAGCTGTAAAGGATTGCCAGACAGAATTAGTTTCATAAGACCCTAATGTATCGTAGTCATGAGTGAACTTTTGATCAACAGCAGTTGCAGTATGAGAAAATATCATCTCATCATCCCCAGGACCATATAGTCCAACTGCTACAGGAGATTGAGAACTCCAAATATCATATAATCTGATAAAAGGAACACCATCACCAGAATATTCATCGACCAGGTATTTAGAACCATCACACCAAAGCTCACCTTTAGCTAGGTTATCAAAAGACTTTGTAACATAATTACCTATGATTTCAGTATCATACTCCAACCCTTCTGGTCCAAGCCTAACTGGCAAGTAGATGTTCCTCCCATTATAGTCAGGAAGCATATTCCTGTTAGTTAGAGAATGATTAATAAATCTTTCATCGGGAATATCAGGAAATTCAGTAGTCTGAAACTCACCTTTGGCTAATAAAAAATTATCAAAAGACCCATCAAAGACAGTAGTAGCAGGGAAAGAAAGCACAAGCTGAAGATAATCATCATTATTGTTACCAATAACCTTCCCATTATTGCTGCCAAAAACAAAAGAAACATCATGGATAGTATAATCCGTAGTTAATTCAATAGTTTGAAGAATAGTTTCTTCTTGGGGATCACCACCACTGCCGTAGTTTTTAATTAATTTAACTTCTACTGTGAAGGAGCCCCCAAGATTACTTTTACCTTGAAAAGCCAAGGTAAATTTATCTATATCAGAGGAAAACTTATTTACATCATTAAACGTTAAAGCAAGATGTTTAAATGCATCTGTAACGACAGGAGTATCAGACTTGATCCTGCAGGAATAACGCGGACTTTTCTGAGGCACCTCAGTATATGAACCAAACCTCTCAAAAAGAACAAAATCCTTAGCCGTACTCCCAGCAGTCCTTTCGTAAGTCCAACCACCATATGCAATATCAGTAATATCTTGGGTGATCTCCCCCGCTTCAGTGCTGTTCTCGTCACTAGCTGCAATATTTTGATGCAATAAGAATTGCCCGTTAGCTGCGTAGTTATCAAGTTCAACATCTGTCTCTTCCTCTTCACTTACGTTAGGTTCACCTTCTCTAGAAAACTGGGAAACAGCCCCTGAACTCTCTACGGTAATGTAGTATAAATCTATGTTTCCATTAACATCATATGGATAGAAATAAGGAATAACGTCATTACCAATACCATCCTCAAATGTACCAATTGCATTTAAAGTCAATGGGTTAGGTAAAGCCGCATATGTATAATTTGGAGGTGTGCCAGTAATTTGATACATAGGTTTCAATTCAATTCTAGCGTTATCTCTATAAAATGTAACCACCCCAGCTGCTAAAGGCTCACCTGTGTCTTTGTCAACCAGATACTCCTGAAAGTATTTAGATGGTATGTAACGTGTATCTAATCCCATTATATAGCCCTCCTTAAAGGTCGTGTTGTTCTTCTAAGTAATTCTTCAATACCTAGTAATTTAGCTGCTTTTGTCCCCAGCATTCGTCGTTTTAATGTTGTCATTTGACCTTCAAGACTATCTGAAACATAGGAGCTTAATCCTTTTTGATCCAACGTATTATGTGCTTTCACTAAGGCTTTAGGGGTTAACTTACCCTTTAATTTACCAAGCTCACCATATACAATTTTATTATTTGCTTCGGGACCTAAATCCTTCATCACCTTTAAAGTATCAGATTCAGGATTTTTGAAAATAGTACTTAAATTACGAGGATTGGTGACAGCTCCTCGCGAAATATCACTTATTTGTTTATTATCTCTATAAGGCTGAACTTCATTTTTATGAAAATCAGATGCAGCTCGATATTCAGTAGCTAATTGGCCTCCTTTATCTCTTCTGTTTAAATATTTAACCATGTCATTTTTAAGAGAAGTTCTAGCGTCTTTCCAATCTCTAACGGTATTTTTGTCAGCAATGCTCAAATTGCGAGGATCTCCAACATGATATGCCTCAGATCCAAGCTCACTTTGAAGAGTGTGAGCATTTTCAAATGTTGGAGCTTTTAAAAAAGCAGCATTCACACGCTGTAATGATTTAGGAGACTTCGCCAATAAATCTGCATCTAAACCTAAGAAACCTTTTTTAGGCATCCTGTATTTATAAATCTTATTATTGCCAACTTTACTAAGAATATTGCCATAATTCTCCGAACTTTGAGCAACTCGATGATTAGCAGCATCGTAAATATCTTTGGCTACCGATTTAGCATTTTCTTCTATACCTCTCCCTTGACCTAATTCATTTAATATAGATTTAGCCATTTTTTTAGGAAATTGCTGGCTTAACTTTTCTAAGAATTTAGGAGCTGCAGAAACAGCTTTCCCCGCAGCCTGAGGGAGCATAGACGCTGTTCCACCAGCTAAGGCACCTGTCATTGGTGCTTGGGGAGATTGTAATGCTCCAATTCCTGCTCCAGCTGTAAGCGAGCCAATACCTTTCCCGAGAGCACTTAGCCCTTTAAAAGCTAACGATTCAGGCCCTGCTAAAGCATACGGTAATGCTGTGCCAATACCAGCAGCTATCTTTCCTCCTAAACCTTGCGGAGCTTCAGGTCCAGGTAATTGCCCAAGCATTTTCTGTTTGACAGCACCAGGAAGATGCTGCATACCTGGTATTGACATTAAACCTTTATTAATTAAATTTGATAACTGAACTGCTGGTTGAGCTGCATATTCTCCGGCAGTTTTAAATGTTCCAAGAACTTGCTGACCATACGAAGGAGAACTACCTCCATGTGGGTCTATCCCTTCTGCTTGAAATATATCTGCCATTATATTGCTCCTGCTCTTCGTTTAGCCTCTGGTACAGTCATATTGTATTTCTTAGCTGTATCAACCCAATCTTGGTCGGTATATTTAGCAAACCTATTTGTAGCTGGTGCCCTAGGAGCTGTTTGTTTTTGAAGCGCCAGAGGATTAAGACCAACTGTGTGTCTGATCCCTGCATTTGTTGTCTCGCCAAGCACATCATTAACTTTCTTTATGACCCTTTGCTGTAGATCTTTTGGTAAATTTGAAATATTTACGTCAACACTTCCCATAATCTTAGGCATTAACGCTTGCATAGCTCTAGCGCTTGCCTGACCGCCCTGCATTCTTATTCTATACATAGCCAGTTCTGGCTTAAGAGATTGAGCAGCATAATAATTTACAGCTTTTTCTTGTTTCGCAGGATCCCCAGACACGGCATCAACAAGCCAAGGTCGTGTAACTCTTGCCCCCATCCCTCCATACTGGATTGAATCATGTATAAAACCCCCTAGATATTTTATGCTAGCATTTGCAGTAGCAGCTTTCATTTGCTGATCTCGAACACCAGCTGAAGGGGCGTATAATTGATTCATGTTCTGCCATCTGATAGGAGCTGATTGAGATTTAATATTTTTAGCATCTAGGCCTAGAGTAGTGGCTGTAGCACCCTTAACACTTGATAAACCTTTTACTTTATCCCCCAAATATTTATCTCTATTATTAAGTAACTCATGTAACGAATGACCGCTTGCAAATAATTGTGCTGCTCTAACACTGTCATATCCAGCTGCTTTTGCAGTTGCTATTGCTTGCGCTTTTTCGTCGGAAGGAACTCCTTGCCATGCTTTTGCTTGTGATGTTCTCTGCTGTGCTTCTAACGTTTGATGGAGCACATCCATACTATGAGGATCACCACCATGCATCCTTGTATAATCCAATTGAGACTGAGCAGACCCAGCTGGGCCAGTTAAGGTGCGACCTAAAAACGGATCTTTGGCTTTAGCTTGAGCTAATTGAGTTTGAGCTTGTAATAATTGTTGATGTAATGGTAATGCTGCTACCTTGCCTGCAGCCATTTGTTGCTGCATAGGTGCCATAGCTTTTTGTTGCTGTAAAGCCTGTAATTGCTGCACTAGATTCATGCCCTGCCCAAGACCTTGACTTAAACCTCCAGCCATTGTAGGAAGAACCTGTCTAGGCCGGCTAAGCATCGGATCACTAAATTGCATAACTGGTAATGGCATAATTATCCTCCTACATTGATAACATCGCTGGACCTAGCTGAGCTAAAAGAGCCATGATGTCATGTTGCCCTTGAGCACCCTGTGCTTGACCAAATTCTTGTTGTCTTTGCTGCTCTTCTTGCTGCATCTGAGATAAACTTGCTTGACTCATCAAGTTACGTGATAAATCTTCTCCTAATCCGCTATATCCTTGAGCTCCCTTGCCATATAGACCTAGAGCTTGATTCATATAGTTGTGATAATCTTGATTTGCTAACCCTTCAGCCATGCCAGCTGATTGCTGTTGTTGCTGAGGACTGCCGGCCATGCCACCTGCTGCAGCTGCTTGGCCAATAGCTTGTTCACCTTGGCCTAATTGATATTGGTAACCTGGAGATGCTTGGAATTTAGAGCCAAACTTGCTCATTATTCCAGTAGGATCTTCCATCATGCCCTTATACTGTCCTGAGTATTGTTTCAAGATATCTGGAATTTGACTCAAATAACTACTTGCACCTGGACCTTGAGGAGCAGTTTGCTGATGCTGCTGTCCCATCATCATGCCTGGAAGAATGCCTCCAGCTAACATGTTTTCCCATTGATTACCACCAAACATAGTTTTCTCCTAAGTTGTTAGCACCGTCTTATATGTGCCATTTTTATTTACCATTAATTCATTTGTGTCAGTGTTATAAACTAATCCACCGTTATAATCGGTAGTGTTTAACTGTGATATTTGCGCAGCAGTTAAAGATGGAACTATATGGCTCTCATCTGACATCTGCGTCTGAAGTTCATGCATCAACTGATTCATAATATGTTTCCATGGGCCTGTGAAATTACCATTCTTATCAGTAACTTGTGTATCAGCGTAATTAGGTATCTTCATCTGTAGGCCTCCAAATAACCGTCTGTACAAGTAAAACGTGATTCCCCCCAAAACCTAAACTGGAAGGTACATGAGTTCATAAGCCCAAGCTGATGCAACCTAAATCTATTGCGTCTTTTACCTAATGGATTGAGCTCTGTTCCAAATATATTGCTAAATGTTTCTCCACCATCATAAGAAATCGACGTATCAACACGATTTATACCGGCTGCATCTCCTTGAGCTATCGTAAAGCTCATTTCTCTCCCAATGAATGTCTCAGCACCAGGTAATCTAATTGTGTTAGTTACCCTAACTCTTGGGACTAAAGCTCCATCATGGGTTGTGATATCAGAATCTAATCGATATAAATTGCCATCAATTAGACTGATAAAGTAATAATCTTCAGCGAAGAACGTTACCTTTTTTGCAATATGATTTTCCATCTTTGCATCACTTAAGAAGAAGAAGAAATTAGTATTGAAATCATACAAAAACGTAAGGTTATCGGTGTTAAATGTTAGCTGATAGAAGAGGTGACCATCGCTCTTAAATAGAAAACCATATGCATCCGACGGTTTTGATAAGTTAGCTAATGCGAAGTTAATCCCGTCCGTTGAGACTTGAACAGGAGGACCACCATCGCTATACATAATGACAGGAGATGATTTCTCATTTGATGCCAGCCAGATTACAAATCTATCAGAAGTAGCTATTGTTGCCTGATTAATACATCCGTAATCAATATTGAACGAATTTGTCCTATAGTATGGAAATAATTTATACCCTATATCGTTCCAGCTCTCTGTAACAGTAGACCCCATAATGAATAGTTGGTTGCCCTTTCCGGGAACTCTTACACAAGCTTTGGCATTATCTGGTTTTGTCTGTAGTTCTCCGACACTGCTTGCTGAGGCTGGCCAACTCAAACCATTGTTTATTGCAGACAACCTCCACTGAGGGCGTTCACTGTCAGGTGCAATAAAATAGCCATCTTGAAAAGCAATGTAGCCGGGTAGAAAGTCGAGAGTAGCTTTGGTAAAAGTAGTATTTTGGTAATCATAAATATAAATATCCTTCTTATCACAAATACCTATCTGCTCAGCATCATTCTCATCAATAAACACATCACCTGTATATGTATCAAGAGACCCAATCTTAACGCCAAGTTGAATAGGTGGATCTGTAATAGGGATATCTCTACCTATCTTCTGTATTTCAGCGCTTATCTTGTAGACACCATTGCCTATCACAACAAGCATAAACCCACCACGAGCACTGGTGAAAAGCCCACGCCCTTCAGCTTCAGGATCAATTACAGCTACCTTGATATGCCCAGGTGTAGGAATTAACCATTTCTCGGAAATGTACATATTGAAGGTCTTTTCTTCAGAAATCTTTGGGTAACGCCCAAATTTACTAGACCCTCCAATAATAACTGGCAATCGCTTTACAACTTGAGGTAAAACCCTGCTCATGGACGCCACCCCTTGCCAAGGTTAGCATCACCATAGTTAATAACAGCATCTCTTTGAAAAGATGAGTATTTCTGTGTAGTAAGATCAATTGGACTAATGTAAGTAAGCTTTTCTTCTAGTATCTGCATTGAATGAGCAGCCTGTGTAGGCATTGTACGCTCATAAGAATCACATATATCTGCAGCTACTGCATATGTAAGATACTTTAAGAAAAACCTATCATAGATAAGTAATAAATCAGCAGAAAGACTAACAATCTCATCTAACTGAAACTTACCCCACAATCTCATTGGATAAGCTTGATCAGGCAAGAAATAAAGGTAGACATCAGCTCCGTTAAGCCTTCTTTCCATATGATAGTGATAAGGTAGGCTTTGAATATTATCTGGTCTTGCAGAACCATAATATTTCCTCCTGCTAATCTGCTGCATAGGATACCTGAGAGGTCCAATATTGAAAGTTAGGCTCTCTATTTCCATGAGCAAATCAACTTCATACTTCTCCTGTGCTACAACAGCATTGAAAGTATATTCTCTATAATAAGGGATCAAGGCACCAGTCATGCCCTTCTCTGCTAGAACATCATTAAGCATTCCCAGTCCATCGGTGATCTGGCCACCTGTTGTGGACTGGAAGTCTCTCGAAACTATACCAGCTATTTCGTAAGCTCTTATAATTAATGCTCTTGCAGTTAAAGACATGACTTCACCCTCGTCTAGTTATAGAGGAAATACTATACGCATTGAATATTCAGGAACTAATGTAGATCCCCAAATAGTATCGTGCACCAATCCTCTTTCGTTTTGTCCGAATAGAGAACCATAGTACATACGAATAGCACAACCAGTATCAGCATCAGTTTTGTTGGCTGTTGGGAACGGAATTTCTTCTGGTAATTGTGGCATTGCCAAGAAGAATGCGTTTCCTGAGTACAACATACCAGCTCTATGACTTGGTAATGTAGTTAGCTCCATGCCTACAGCAATTGTCTGAGTAACATTCTGTTTGTTACCAGCAGCACTATAAAGCTTAGGTAAAATTGGAATAACAACACTATCAGTTGCAGAAGCTGCATCAGCAGTAGCCTGAATTTGAACAGGGGCACCCGAAGGTTGATGACCAATAAATGTTCTGTAACGAACATCAGGCTGACCTGAGACACCATCATCAAACTGTAATAAGTCATACTGTTTGATAGCGTCAGCATCTGTACCACCGCCAGAACATGTAATAGCAGTTATACCACCATCAGCAGCAGTTGTAACAGCGGTTATAACCAAAGTTGTAACAGCATTACCAACTGTACCTGCAGTATGAGTTGCTAATAAGTTTGAACGATACCAATCTGCATCAGCCCATGAACCTAATTCCCATGAGTTAGCAATTTCGTTGTTTCTTCCAGGAACAAACTTTGCTAATCCACTAGAAACTATTCCAGGAATTGCTAGATTGTTGATGAATCCTTTATGTCGGCCAGTAGCAGCGCCAAACTCTTCTAACATTGCAACAGCAGATGCTAATTGTCCAAAAGAGTTAATTGCTGTGGTACCGTCACCATAGAAACGATAAGTACCGCTAATAGCATTCTGAGCAATGTCAGATTCTACAGTTGTACCTAGTTGCTTCATTGCTGACATACCGAATTGATCCATATACTGTTCAACATTAAATATGAACTGCTCAGCACTGAAATCAACTGCAACGTTCTTTGCCTTATCAACTGTTAAGGTCTGCTTTCTTTGCTCTGAACCCTGAAAGGTTACAATCAAGCTGTCATTTGTTGCAAAGCGAGGTGGTAAATCAAAGGACACGCTTGCGCCTAAGTTTGCTTCTAGTTTATTAAAATTAGTAAATTTCTTGTTTGCTTCACTTATAAAACAATTGTGATTTAAAAGGTAAGCGAGGTTTGAGCGTTGGTACGTGGTAACCGTTTCCAACACGTTAGTAGGTAAAGCCATCTTCTTTCTCCAGTCAATTAAAAACTAACTTAGACAATGGCTTTATAGAGAAGCTATCCTCTGTTCCACGGCTGCTTGCGATAGTCGCTAACAGACGAGGGAGCACCATTATCTATGCCTGTTGTGGAGTGCTTAACTTGATCTAATGGCGTGTTCTGTTGACCTGAGTTCTTCTCTTTAGCTTCCTCGTTCTTCTTAATAGAATCTGACAAATTGACAAACTCATCATAAGCTAAACGGGGGCTAGTAACACTTAACGTCAACAAATTGGCAAACTTTCCTGGATTTTTAGCCACTTCGTACATAATGTCCGCAGTGTTATCCATTGAATTTGCCCAATCGATAATTTGCGGTGGTAAGTTTGGAATATCCAACTTTGTCACCGTTTCTTCAAAATCGTCATGCTTCTGCATACCTAATTTCATCTTGCCTACAAATTGATCAACAACTCGCTGAGCTTGTTGCTGTTGGGTTCGAGTAGTAGCCTCTTCTTCAATCATCTTCCTTAACTCATCACGAGTCATAGTAAGTTGTTCAGATTGGGGTTGCTGTACTGGTTGCTGAGTAGCTTGCGCTTCGGCTCTTCGCTGCTCTATGTCGGCTATAGCTTCACGTTTTCCTTTCTCATAAGCTTCCAGCTTGGCTCCTCCTACAATCTTGTTAACTTCAGATTGCTTCAGTACTTTTTCTTCTTGCCCTGCCGTTTCTTGAGCTGCATCTTTTTGCTCGGCACCTTCATTAGGTGTTGCCTCTACATTCAAATCTTGATTATCGTCAGCCATACAAATTAGCCTCCTATTGACTATTACCCCGTCACGGTGATGCCTCGTTGCATGTTGCGAGTCAACAACCATTTACCGTTTGGTCACGTATACCTCTCTTGTAAGTAAAACTTACATAGGCGAGAGTAACCTGATTGATATAGTTTAGGATTATTTACAAGAAGTGTCAATCTTTGTTAGAAAAACTTACAAGTGCAGAGAAAGTGCAGAGAGTGAATTTAGTATACATTCAGATGTACAATGTCTACTGTTTTTAAAAGACGATACCTGTTACGCCAAGTTCCTACAGATCATCGAGCCATCCATATGGCGGCTCTAACTGCGGGCACGTAACTAGGCCTTACCCGTCTTTTAAGACACTACCCGCAGCGTTCTCACCCAAGAGGTCAATGGATCAACCGATGGAAGGTCCTATCTCCTGGAACGCCACAAGGATTTATGTATCTTAAAAAATAGCTCCCGTGTATGCCCAGGAGGTACTCATCTTATATCCTAATTAAGAAGGACGGCATACCGCTATTCTTCTCTAAGCTAACCATACTCAGCCTTCAACTCGGAAGACTTTCTGGTGAACGTTCGGATAATAAGAAGCCGATAGATTGTAACAGATGGCGTCTCCAATGGAAATCGAACCCATGTTGCCACCGTGAAAGGGTGTTATCCTAACCACTAGATGATGGAGACATAATAATGCCTCTCCACACCAGCTCAAGCTCTTATAGGACCTCAAGCGCAGAGAGGCTGTGAACCCTCATTTTTAGTTAATATGCCAGAACGAGTAAACTGGCCTCTGGTTTTTAGGCTGTTTACCAGTAAACCCGCTCGGAAGCGGAGGGTGGAGTCGAACCACCAACATCAACACTCTAAATGTCATCAGCTACCATTGCTATCACTCCGCTAATTTAATTTTTTTCACTTCTTCCGTTAAAATTAATAAACTATCGTTTATGTTAATAAGGCTTTGAAAAATACGTTTTTCAAAAGAAATCTCTTCTTTAGAACAACCATAAAAATATTGAGCTAAACTATTAGCTTCATAATGCTGAAATAGCGCTCGGCTTCTCCTCTCATCAATGTCAATCATGTATCACTCCGCTATTCGAAAAAAAGCATCTTCCCAAAAACAGCTGTCACCGCACTTGTTGAAAAACAAATAAACCCAATCATAATGGATAATGCACCTTGAAGTAAGTGGGAGA